CGGATATTGTCAAAGACAAGACTTCTGAGTTTATCAGTAACATCGAAGAAGCAATCGATAATCTAGAAGAGGTGTCGATATACACATTGCTTCAACAAGAAGACGCTGCTTACATTACAGCAAAGGCTATAGCAGACTTCTACACTCCTGCATTAAAAGAGTTAGAAGAACTCACTGGGCGTAAACCTAAAAACCCAAGTGATGAGTATGAGCAATTGGTCGAGGGTTACTCCCATATGACTAAGAAAGAGCAGAAAGCATTTCACAAATACATTAGTGATATTGTCACCGATGCTGAGAAGTATATGGCTTCAAAGAAAGCGACTCGTAAAGTGCGATCAAAGAAACCTGTGACTATTGCACAGCAAGTACGTAAAGTAAAGTACATGGCTAATAGTTCAGAGTATCAAGTAACTAGCGTTTCGCCCGATAACATTATTGGCGCTTCGATAGTCTGGCTATTCAATGTCAAGACTCGAAACCTAACACGTATCGAATCAACTGCTTCGGTCGGGCTAGGCGTGAAAGGTACGACCATCATTAACATCGATGATGACAAGTGCGATAAGAAGAAACTTCGTAAGCCAGAAGAGTTCATTGCAACCACTGCGAAGACGACCAAGATCAAAATGAATAGAGAATACAACTCTATTAAGACAAAGCCTCGGGCTTCGAATGGTCGAATAAATGCAGACACCATCATATTAAAGGTGTTCAAATGAGCGCTGATGTAATCGACCTGAGTGACTACAAAGTCAAAAGGGAAGAGAAAAGGTTCGAAGAGATTGTAGCTGAGAATGATACCTTAGAAGACTCTATCAATATCATCTCAACTACATCAGCAATGGACATTGCCACTATGCTAGAAGAGTATGGTTACAATGTTACAGACAATGCAAGAGCCCATGATCTAATGATGGTAATCGAATCGGTTAGGGCCCTTGCCTTTCGATCAGCGGGTAAGAGATATCCATTACATGAAATATCTGAAAAAATGTTTGAGTTTGAAGATGAAGATGAGTTCAAATATGGTTTACTTGAAGGCGATGAAGAATAAAAGGGTAATTAGCCCTTGACAAATCTATCAAACATAAGTATAATAGATACATTATGGATAGATAAGGAGTAAATTATGATTCTAGTTGATTTGAATCAGGTCATGATTTCTAATATGATGATGCAGATTGGAAATCATAAAAATGCAGAAATTGATGTGTTTATGCTTAGGCATATGATACTCAATACGTTAAGAGCAAATCGAAAGAAGTTTAGCAATGAGTTTGGTGAACTTGTGATTGCTTGTGATGATAAGAACTATTGGAGACGCAAATCGTTTCCGTATTACAAAGCAAATCGAAAGAAGAGCCGTGATGAGTCTGAGTTAGATTGGTCGGCAATCTTCAATGCCCTTAACACAATTCGTGAGGAGTTGAAAACATACTTCCCATACAAAGTCATTCAGATTGATACAGCAGAAGCAGATGATATCATTGGTACTATTGTTCACAATGAAGGTACTGTGCTAAACAATGGCGCTGAGCAGATTTTGATTTTGTCTGGTGATAAAGATTACATTCAACTTCACACATACGCTAACGTGAAGCAATATGATCCTACACGTAAGCGTTGGATTAAACACTCATCTCCCGAAAAGTTTTTGTATGAGCATATCATCAAAGGCGACTCTGGTGATGGTGTACCGAATATTCTTTCGGCTGATAATTGTCTTGTTGTTGGTGAACGTCAACGACCAGTTACAAAGAAAAGGCTTGCGGAATGGGACGACATAAATAATATGCAAGCCGAGGTTAAGCGTAACTATATGCGTAATAAGTCATTGATTGATTTAACCCAAGTGCCTGCAAATATTAAAGAGCAAATCATGGATGAGTGGTTAGACGTAAATGAAAAAGATCGTTCTCAGTTGTTTAACTACTTCATTAAGAATAAACTAAAAAATCTAATGGAAGTAATATCGGAGTTTTAAATTGGGTGTATTATCATTATCAGAAATCGTGAATAAAGCATGTGCGTTGAAAACGAAAACTGAAAAAGTAGAATGGCTTCAGGCAAATGATTCTCATTCATTGAAGAATCTTTTAGTTCTTATGTATGACAAGGAGCGGTTTCAGTTCGACTTACCTGATACCGCACCACCATATCAACCTTCAGAGTATCCAGATTCTCAAGGTATGTTATACAAAGAACTTCGAAAGATGAAGTATTTTCTAGCAGGTTCAGACATGAACATTAGTAGAATTAGACGTGAGCAACTATTCATTCAGATGCTTGAGTCTATCGACAAACACGATGCTGTCCTTCTGTGTAAAGTTATTGCTCAGAAGCCCTTGAAGGGTTTGACGAAAGCAGTGATCACCGCAGCATTTGGTGACATTATCAGGGGCAAAGTAGAGAGTTAAAAATGTCTAAAAATCGCAAGTCTTTTAAAGATTGGTATGAAGAAGATGATTGGAGCGATAGTTCCAAAGACAAAACTTTTAAGAAGCGTGACGGTAAACGTTACGATACGAAAAAGAAAGCTATTCAAAAGGCTCGTAAACAAAAAGCCAAATCAAAGAATAGTTTTTTCAATTAACCCTTGACTTTCTCTGCGAATCATACTATATTAATAATGAACTTAAGAGAAAGATTTATATATGATGAAAAATAAAGTGATACTAACAGATTGTGACGGCGTACTCCTAGATTGGGAGTATGCCTTTCATTCTTGGATGTGGCGTCACGACTACGTAAAAGTAAACGATGATGTTTACGATATGGCAGTTGCCTATGATATGGATAAGCATGAAATCAAACGGTTGATTCGTATGTTTAACGAGAGTGCTGCTATTCGTAAGCTACCCCCTCTTCGGGATGCTATCAAATATGTTAAGAAGCTTCACGAAGAACATGGGTTCATCTTTCATGCAATCACTAGCTTGAGCAAAGATCAATATGCTCAACATCTTCGGACTAAGAACCTTCGGGAGTTGTTCGGTGAAACTGCTTTTGAGAAGTATGTGTATCTTGACACTGGTGAAGATAAAGATGAAGTTCTTGCCGAATACTATAACACAAATTGTGTCTGGGTAGAAGATAAGCCTGAGAACGCTATCGAAGGGTTGAAGAACGGTCTTAACTCTATCCTCATGACACATGGTCACAACGATGACTTTTCACATGAAGATGTAACCAAAGTGAGTAGTTGGAAAGAAATCTACGAACTACTTGTATAAATACCATCGTGATGGTATCAGAGGGCGATCCATCGGGTCGCCTTTTTTATAGGAGAATATTATGCCGACTTATAACTTTCGAAACACCGACACTGGTGAAGAGACAGAACTAATGATGAAGATGAGTGAACTTGATGAGTTCAAAGAAAAGAATCCACATCTACAACAGTTCTTAACAAAGGGTCCATCTTTTGGGGACTCAATGAGAATGGGTATTCGAAAAACAGACGATAACTTTAACTCACTACTTAAACATATCAAAAAGGGAAATTCAAAAGGCTTTACCGAATCAACTATTAAAACTAGATAATAATTTTATGAAGGGAAATAAATGCCTGCCAACCAAAAAAGGCTGACGAAGAAGCAGCGTAGGATTTTGAAGCAACAAGGAATTTTAGGAGAGAATAACGTACTAACAGTAAACTTTGGTGTTGATCACTCAATCAAACCAATGACAGATAATCAAAGAGTAGCATTTGAATCTTGGAAAAACGGATACAACTTAATGCTACATGGGATTGCTGGTACTGGTAAAACATTCTTAGCCCTATTCTTCGCTTTAAAAGAAGTCACTCAACAAAGCCCAAGTTATAAAAAGGTTTATATAATTAGGTCTACTGTTCCAACTAGAAACCAAGGATTTCTACCAGGAAGTCAGAGACAAAAAGAAGCAGTATACGAAGAACCTTATCATGAGATTTCGACTAAGATATTCAATAGAGTTGATTCGTATGAAATACTAAAGCAAAAAGGTTTGCTAGAGTTTAGGTCTACTTCTTTTTTACGTGGTGTTACTTTAGATGATTGTATTATTGTTGTAGATGAAGTTCAAAATATGAGTGATGGTGAATTACACACCATCATGACTAGAGTTGGTGAGAATAGTAAAATTATTTTCTGCGGAGACGTAAAGCAAGATGATTTGACTAGTGAACGATATAATGAGGAATCAGGGTTAAAAGACTTCTTAAGAGTTATTGCTTCAATGAATGCATTTAAATTCGTAGAGTTCCAGATAGAAGATATCGTAAGAAGTAAATTGGTCAAGTCATACATTATAGCAAGGGATAAACTAGGATTATGAAATCGTATACAAGCCATGTAATCGAAACAGAAGACGGCGAACTAGCAATTGAACTCCCAGTAGAGATGCTAAACCAAATGGGTTGGGTAGAAGAGACTGTACTAGAGTGGTTGATTGAGCCAGAGAAAGTAATCATAAAGGAAGCTAATAATGGCGGCAGCTAGTTATGACTTAGATACAGCAGGTGGTGATTTAATCGCTAGTTCATCCTCAACTAAATTCGATGGTCAAAAAGTAGTATTGAATGGTGATCTTGTTGCGCCGCATGGTCTTGCGCCACATGGCCCTGTGCCTCCAACTATAAGTGCATCACAAAGTACTTTCATTGTTGAAGGTAAAGCTGTCGTACAAGCGGGTGATACTGCTTCTTGTGGTCACACTGCAACAGGCTCAACGACCGTTATTATAGGTTAATATAAATACTAGAAACGACTAATCATATAATCATAGGGGATTAAGATGGCAATCACATTAAGAAGCACCAAAGGGGCTCCTTTAACAACAGTAGAGTTAGATGGTAACTTTACAGATTTAGATACACGTGTAACTGACATTGAAGCCAATGGTGGTGGCGGAGGCGGTATCGCTTTTACTACTGGAGCTGGCATCGCATTAAGTGTGACCGACGTTCTTTCTCACGCAGATACATCTAATCAACTTAGTGTTACTGGGACTGGTCGTAGTGTTATTCAAGATATTAGTTTAGATGCATTTGGCCACATCACATTCATTGATAGTATTGATTTAGATGCCTCTTTTGTACGATTAGATTCTAATAACACTCTCACAGCTGATATCACTATGTCAAGCAATACATTGACAGCAGATACAGTTATCACCGACAATCTTACTGTAAACACTGGAGCGAATGTTACTGGTACTATAACTGCTACAAACTTCACGTCTAGCGGTGTCGGTGTACCTACTATTAATTCAAGCACCAATATTGTCTTAGATGCTACAAATGCAGTTGTGATTAATTCGTCCCCTATACGACTTAACTCATACACGACTGTAGAAGCAAATGCAGTTGCTGGTGTTGCTGGCGATATGATTTACGTTTCTGATGGTAATAGCGGTAGCCCCTGTGTTGCTATTAGTGATGGTACAAACTGGAAAGTTATTTCGCTTGGGGCAAATATTTCGTCTTAAGGATAATTAAATGGAACAAGAATACATTGTAGCTCTGCACAAAAATGTTGATGTAGAACAATTTCACCTAGAGATGATCGATGAAACTGGTGGCGGCGTAATACCATCTAGAGAAGTTTCTGTTGCAAATCAAAGAGTCAATTCAAATCGACAGTTCAATTACATGCTAACAAGCGAAGAAGTTGATTGGTTGATTAGAGACGATAGAGTTTATGGAGTATCGTTGAAAGATGATCCGACTATAGTTAATTCTGTAGGCGCTATTCGTGAATTTGATTACGAAAAAAAAGTTAACGTAACGAACTCTTCTGCGAATTGGGGTTTAGTTAGATCGAACAATGTACCTAATCCATTCAATGGAGCAGGCGATCTATCAGAAAACGATAACCAATATAATTATGTCTTAGACGGTACTGGCGTTGATGTGGTTATTATGGATACTGGTATTCAAGTAGACCATCCAGAGTTTGAAGACAAGAACGGTGTTAGTAGAGTACAACAAATCGATTGGCCTACAGCATCTGGTCTTACTGGTTTAGCTCAACCTGCAACATTTTACACAGATACAAACGGACATGGAACACATGTAGCGGCCACTGCTGTTGGTAAAACCTATGGGTGGGCTTCTGAAGCACATGTGTATAGCATGAAAGTAAATCTAGGTGGTGATGGTATCACTGATGGGTTTGATATTCCAGATGCTTTTGATCTTATGTTAGGTTGGCACAATGCGAAGACAAATGGAAGACCAACTGTAATAAACATGAGTTGGAGTACGCAAAGTGTATTTTTACCAAATGAATGGAAGTTAGCATTCTTTACTCATAGAAACGTACAATATATTTGGAACGTAGATTTCACTAGTAGAGCAAGTGTCTATGAAAATCTAGGTCTACTAGACTCCACAGTTATAGGTCGACCAAATAATGAAATCGTGATGCCGAGAAGATTTGCTTCTTATGATGTAAGTCTTGAAGAACTAATTGACGCTGGTTGTCTTTGTACGGTATCAGCAGGTAATATGCCTGTTAAGCATGATGTACCTACTGGTCTTGATTATGATAACCGAGTAATCATGGAATACATTGGACCAACTAACGCTAGTTTTACAAATGGTAACAACTACTTTGCTAATTATCATCAGGGTGGGAGTCCTTATGTCGATGACGCAATGTCGATAGGTAATCTAGATAGTATTCTTAATAGTAATTCGGAAGAGCAAATAAACGAAATGTCTGTTAGAGGACCTGCTATTTCTATGCTTGCTCCTGGTACGAACATCATTTCTGCTTGGGGTGAAGGTACTAATTACGAAGACACGTCACCCGACCAAGTTGTGCTATATCCATTTGATAGTAACTTTAAAACAGTGATGGCAAGTGGTACATCAATGTCAGCACCTCAAGTTGCTGGATTGGCCGCAGTCTATTGGAGCCTTGAACCAACTATTAATAATTTAGAATTAAAAAACAAATTAGAGCTTGACGCAAGTAAAGATTTAGTGTATAATACAGCATTAGATAATGAATATGACAATCTTAGAACCTTGCTCAGTACGCCTAATAGAATTCTCTATAACAAATACTCTAGCAACACACCTGGTTCTTTTAATAGTATAGGAAATGCAAACTTCGAATAATGTTTAATCATGTTAATATGGAAGCTCTACCTGAGCTTGACTGTGAGACTTTACCAACAGGTCGAACTTACATCACCCCAGAAGGTAATAAATATCCTTCTATTACAACAGTACTTTCTCTTCTTAGTAAAGATGGTATTCTTGCTTGGAGAAAACGTGTAGGTGAAGAGACTGCTAATAAGATTAGTACTCAAGCTGCCACACGTGGTACAGCAGTGCATCAACTCGCCGAAGACTATCTAAACAATAAAGAAGATTGGTCTAAGGGTGCAATGCCTGCAAACTTATTCTCTTTTAATCAAATCAAACCAATACTAGATAAACGTGTTAACAATGTTTGGGCGCAAGAAGTCCCATTGTATAGTGACAAGTTTATGGTTGCTGGTCGTGTAGATTGTATTGCTGAGTTTGATGGCGAACTAACTATTATCGATTTCAAAACATCACGTAAGCCAAAGAAAGAAGAGTGGGTTCAAAATTACTTCATTCAAGCTTCGTTCTATGCTGCAGCATTTTATGAAAGAACTGGAATAGCAATTAAAAAGTTTGCTATCGTAATTACAGTTGATGGTAGTGAACCACAAGTGTTTACTGGCAACACATTTAAATATCTTCAAAAATTATATGAAGTAAGACAAAGGTTTATTGCAGAGCGAGGTATATAATGCAACCAATATATGTAGTCGGTTTTGGTATGGTCGATGGTTTAGGTTACGACTATAACACTTGTTGGGATAAAATGCTAGATAGTAATGATTACACTAGCGATATCGCAGAGATGAACGAAACGGGTTATACGATTAATAAGGGTATGACGGTTCATCTTGATGACCTAGCACTACAAGATAATCTCCCTTTAAAATTAAGACCAACCTTTTCTAATTCTCAGATGCTAGGCTTTCATTCAGCAAATCGGGCAATTGAGATGGCTAATCTGGATCATAGTGAAAACGTTTCTATAGTTTTCTCTAGTGTCTCAAATGATATTGAGATGGGTGTGGAGATGATGAATAGGGTACATCAAAGCAAACGAGTTCTTGTAAGACGCCTTGTCAATCGTATCCCAGAGATGACTTCTTCTCATTTAGCATCTTTATATGGCTTCATGGGAAACACTGTTGGTCTACAAGCATCTTGTGCGACTGGACTGGCTTCTATAGACTATGGTATGTATGAAGCACAAGAAAGTGATTACGTGATTGTCGGTGGTTCTGATGCAGGTTGTTGCGACCTTGCTATCAAATACTTTAATCAACTAGGTGCTATCGCAAATCACTCTGCGCCATTTGATGAAAATCGTGCTGGCTTTCTTATGGGTGAAGGTGGTGCTTCTCTTGTTCTTATGAGAGAAGAGATGGTAGAAAAATATAGAGTTCGTCCTATTGCTAGACTTTATCCCGTGGGTAAATCTAACGATGCTGTTGAAATGACTTCACCTGCATCTGATGGTCGAGGTGCTACTATTGCTATTAGTAAAGCGTTGAAGCATGTAGATGGTGTGGACGCAGTGAA